GACTCTGCCGACGATTTCCTATTTTTGGATCAGCCAGATAAAACAGGCAAACCACGAGCTTTGAAGCAGGCTGAAGCCCCTCAGGTTTATCAGAGCACTGAGCAAGAGGCCGAAATGTTTGGCGCGCCTCCTGAATCTAAACCGCGTATGGATGGTGAGCCTCCTCCTCAGTCAGGGCCACGCATTGATAATGAACCCCCTACGGCTGAAGAGCCACTTGAAATGGTTGAGCCTTTGCCGAGCATTGAAGCAAAAGAAAAGGTTAAGCCAAGAAAAGAAGAAAGGAATCTGAGGCAGGCCGAACCAGATGAAATCATTGCTGAAGTTGAAAGGGTTAGAAGGCGCCCAATGCCAGAAGTAGCGCCTGTACGGCAAGAGGCGCCGGTAGAACCTCCTGTTAGAGAAAAGCAAGTGGCGCCTATTGAGGTGGCGGCAACAACCCGCTCAGAGCCTGTTGCGGAATCTGTTCGCACGGTCGTAAGACCAGCCGTCGATGTAGTCGGGATAGCGTTATCGCTCGCTCAAGAGCAGTCAGCGCAACCAAGCAATATAGGGAGCGAGCCCCAAAAATCAAAGCCGATGGAGCAAGTGGCGCAGGTCGTTAGTCAGCCGGGCACTCGAAGCTATTGGCAGATGGCGACCGAGCAGACCAAGATCTCTCAGGCGTTGATACAACAATCTCAGCAACAACAGTCAAATAGTACTGCTGCTGTGGAGGTCGCGCCGCCAGCACAAGCTCAATTTGAGGATGACTTCAATGATGCAATTGCCACAGGGCAGAGCGTTGGTCAGTTTTTAAGCGCACAGCGGCCGGATTTTAGCCGTTTTGAAATTGACAAGCCTACGATCCAAGAACAAAGAATGGTTGAGAAAGCGACTGTAGCCATTAAAACCATGAGCGAAGTGCAGGTTGAGCAGAGCATCAATAATCAATTGGACACTTTATCCAATACAGGCGGCTTTACAGATCAAAGCCTTACTGTCTTTCTAATATCCAACAATCCTGCTTTTGAGCAATACGGGGATGTAAACCTATCTGACCGCGATGAGTTTTATAAGAGTACTCAGGTCTATCCGAACAACGCTCCACGGGTTGACCCATTTGGTGTGCTCAGGCTTGGTGGGTCAGAGACATATAAAGACTTGGTGGATATCCAATGGCAGAGATAGAGTTTGCAGGATTGAAGGTGTCAGGCGGTAAATTACTGCTTGCTATACCGTTCCTAGGTAGCATTTTAGCCGCCATGTGGGGTGGTTTTGAGCTGTATCAGCGGTTGCTAACAGCAGAGCAAGCCGTTACAGAATACGTCTCGCCTGACTTTAGCACCTATGACGAGGCTTTAGCTGTTATCGACACGAAGATGGGCAATGTCGAGTCGTTGACCACTGCTCTTGAGAGGGAGCTGGATCGGCTGCAGGCTGATATAGACGTCGTGGAGTCCATTGCAAGAAGCACAGATGACACGGTTGCCGAGGCTACCAGAGAACTTCGGGATGACGTTTATGCCCTGGAAGAAAGGGTCAACGACAGTCTTCGGGATATAAACGCCGAATTGAGAACTATGCGTGATGATCTAGAAGAGCGCATCGAAAGAATTTTAGATAACCCGCTGAACACAGAAGAGTAACTTGGATTATTCCAAACCGCACTGATATTATTGTGCAAATCGTAATGGCTTACTAGGGAGCGCCAACCATGAAATATACGTTTGTTTTGTTTTTTTCTTTACTACCTATTTCAGTTTTTTCACAAACCGTCATTTATTATGAAGACGGATCTGTATACACCGTGCAGCCGAATGAAAAAGTTTTTGTGGAAACAACCAGTGAGTTGTACAGCAAAAAAGACTATTACAACGGCAACGTATATTTTGAAAAATCAATCCCAAGCGACAAAGTTGATTACGAGGAGCAGGCTTACGAGGGGATGGAAAAAGGTTCGCCTGAATGGTGTGAGGAGTACGCTCCATTTTTGTTTGCAAACGGTTATACGTTTGATGATCAAATTTACGTTCGATATTGCGGCGATTAAGGGATAAGGATACGTCATGCAGGGAGTAATCATAGAGTTCTCACGCGGTGAGAAAAAAGCAATAGATCAATTTGTCTCGCGAGCTAATAGAATTAAGCAAAAAGTCCATGTTCTGATGGATTTTTTTGCGGAAGTGAGTGACGCGACAAGCCAGCTGATTAGCACAATCTTGGGCGGCATGCCTGGTGAAACCTTAGGGGGTCGGGCAGCGCGGAATAACCACCACCGCCTTTGGAGCGCGCTCTACCAGTGTCTGAACTTGGTCATGTCACCGCGATCACGCAATCATTGCGAGCTGGCGATAGAGCGGGATAAAGAAAGGTCTAAAGCGATTTTGTCTGTAAGAAGACCATACTATAGGGTATCTAATTATGGATGAACCTACGAAACAAATTGTGGACACCCTTTCAGTGGCTACGATGATGGGCACGTTGGCAGGACTCCTACCGGCTTTAGCTGCGGGGCTGACGATCGTCTGGACCGCAATTAGAATCTGGGAAACCGAAACCGTGCAGGATGTTTTTCAGAAAAGACGCAAGCGGGACAAAAAAGGCCGCTTCGTAAAGGAGGATGACTGATGCTTCAAGCATTGATTGGCCCGGTCACAAGCCTACTTGATAAGTTCATTCCTGATGCGGATGAGAAGGCTAAGCTCGCTCACAGCATCGCCACCATGTCAGAGCGCCATGCCCAGGAGATCGCGCTCCAGCAGATTGAGGTACTAAAGCTCGATGCGAAGGGGAACTGGTTTCAATCAAGTTGGCGGCCCCTAGCCGGCTACACATGCGTACTGGGGCTGATGGTCAACTTTTTGATTTCTCCCCTCGCCGCAGGATTTGGAGTTGAGGTTCCGCAAGCAGACGCCGGCGTGATGATGCCGCTTCTCTTGGGAATGCTTGGGTTGGGAGGCGCTAGGTCCGTTGAAAGGATCAAAGGCGTAGGGAAGTGAAGCCAGAAATACTTGATCGGTGGAGACTTTTGCCTCGACTGGTCATGCTTGTGATGATCGTTATGACGTATAGAGTGGTGGAGTGGTTCATGGATCTCCCAGACCCTAATCCAGAGCAAGCGGCGCTTGTGTCAGTGATGACTGGAGCCCTGACAGGTGCTTTTGGCTTGTTCTTGGGGTCGGGCAAGAAAGAGTGAGGACAAGCGGTCAAGGCGTTGCTCTGATTAAAAAGTTTGAGGGCTGTGAGCTCAAGGCATATCAGTGCAGCGCAAACGTCTGGACCATTGGATATGGCCACACAAGGGGCGTCAAAGAAGGCGATGAGATTTCAGCTGACAAAGCTGAGTACATTCTGTTAGAGGATCTCATTGAGTTTGAGAAATATGTGGATCAATTGGTAACAGTCAGTCTCAACCAGGATCAATTTGACGCATTGGTTGCTTGGACTTTTAACCTTGGGCCCACCAACCTTAAAGAAAGCACCATGCTGCTACGCCTCAACGAGGCTCAGTACGACGATGTGCCCGCCCAGATGGCGCGCTGGAATCGTAGCGGTGGAGAGGTTCTTGAAGGCCTAAATCGACGTAGAAAGGCGGAGGGGCTGTTGTTTCAAGGGCTAGATTGGCAGGATGTCTAACTTAGCGCTAAAAGACTTCGACATACTTAGCGATCAAGATAAGCAGGAAGCGCTTGCACTTCTCGATCGATATAAATCCCTAGAAAAACAAGAAGAATGCCATGAAGACTTTATCCAGTTTGTGAAGAGTCAGTGGCCTGGGTTCATTGAGGGCCGACATCACCGCATCATAGGTGAGAAGTTCAACAAAATTGCAGCAGGCAAGCTCAAGCGCCTGATTGTCTGCTTACCCCCTCGCCACACTAAATCTGAGTTTGCATCCACGTTTTTCCCAGCGTGGATGATGGGGTTGCGCGGCGATTTAAAAATCATACAGACAACGCACACTGCAGAGCTGGCCGTGCGCTTCGGTCGGCGGGTGAGAAACATCATTGATAGCAGCGAATATCAACAGGTTTTCCCCAAGCTCAAGCTGCAAGCGGACAACAAGTCAGCCGGCCGTTGGACCACTAACCAGGGCGGCGAGTCTTTTTACGCTGGCGTTGGAGGCGCGATTACGGGCCGCGGTGCAGACCTTCTGATTATTGATGATCCGGTGTCAGAGCAAGATGCGCTCAGCCCGACAGCGATGGACGCTGTATATGAGTGGTATACATCAGGCCCTCGGCAGCGTTTGCAGCCAGGGGGCATCATTGTAATTGTAATGACCCGCTGGAGCACTAAAGATCTTGTGGGCAAAGTTTTGAAAAAACAGGGAGATGACTACGCTGATCAGTGGGATCTTGTTGAGTTCCCAGCGATCATGCCGGAGTCTGACACACCGCTTTGGCCGGAGTTTTGGCAAAAGGAAGAGCTGCTCTCCGTAAAAGCGAGCCTGCCGGTAAGCAAATGGAACAGCCAATGGATGCAAGACCCCACTGCGGAGGAGGGGTCTATTGTCAAGCGAGAGTGGTGGAATCAGTGGGAGGCAGAATATGTCCCCGAATACTCGTATGTCATTCAGAGTTATGACACGGCTTTTAGTAAAAAGGAGACTGCAGATTACTCTGCAGTAACGACTTGGGGGGTTTTCAAGCCTCGGGACGGTGATCCAGACGCGATAATCCTGCTCGACGCAAAGCGTGTACGTTTGGACTTTCCAGAATTAAAAAAAATGGCTTGGGAGGAGTACAAGTATTGGGAGCCTGATTGTGTCCTTATTGAGGCAAAAGCAAGCGGCACGCCCTTGACTCAAGAACTGCGCAGGATGGGCATCCCAGTGACGAGTTACACACCGTCACGCGGCCAAGACAAGATCGCTAGGATGAATAGTGTGGCACCAATATTTGAGAGTGGTATGGTGTGGGCTCCAGACCATGTCTTCGCAGAAGAGGTCATTGAAGAGCTTGCAGCCTTTCCTTTCGGGGAGCATGACGATTATTGTGACTCTGCCACCATGGCTCTCATGCGGTTCCGCCAGGGTGGGTTTCTGCAGCTAGAATCTGACGAAAACATGGAGATGCATCCGCTGCGGCGCGACAGACAGGTATATTACTGATGGCAATTGAAAGACAAGGCGTAGATGATCCTGACGTAATCCCCTTGGGCAGGGCGATGGAAGTCACACCAGAGCCCACCAGAGATGATCTGGTGCGCCAGGCGGTTGAGGTGCTGGTGACAGAGGACGGCGTCCTAGTCGATGACGAGATTGATGCACCAGCCGCAGCGGCGCCAGTGCTGCCTTTTGATGCCAACCTAGCGGATACGATTTCAGAACTAGAGCTCATGCGGATATCCAAAGAGCTCTTGACATCAATAGAAGCAGATAAAGAATCCCGCGCAGAGTGGGAGAAAACCTACGTCGATGGGCTGAAGTACCTCGGCATGAAGTTTGATGAAATGCGCAGCACGCCTTTCCAGGGGTCCAGCGGCGTGATTCATCCGATACTCGCAGAGGCTGTCACGCAGTTCCAGGCCCAAGCGTACAAAGAAATGCTGCCTGCACGCGGGCCAGTCAAGACTGAGATTGTGGGCGCCCGAACGCCAGAAGTGCAGGCCCAAGCAGACCGTATTGCAGAGTTTATGAATTTTTATCTGCTCAACGTGTGCGAGGAGTACGATCCAGAGCTGGACCAAATGCTGTTTTTCTTGCCGTTAGCTGGTAGCGCCTTCAAAAAAGTGTACTACGATACCGCTAAAAACAAGGCCGCAAGCAAGTTCATACAGCCTCAAGACCTCATTGTTCCTTATGAGGCCACAGATATTTTCACTGCTGAGCGTGTGACGCACGTTGTCGAAATGTCTAGCAACGAGATCAGAAAGCTGCAGCTTTCTGGATTTTACTCAGATGTCTCAATTAAAGATGGCCCCTACGGTCAGAACCGGGATGAGATTGAAGAGCAAATAGACGCGATAGAGGGCCTAGAGCCTAGCTACCAAAATAGTCGCGACCATCTGATCTATGAGGTGCACACCGTTCTGGATCTGCCTGGTTATGAGGACGTTGGCGCTGACGGCCGACCGACTGGGCTCAAGCTGCCCTACATTCTCACGATAGATGAAAACAGTCAGAAAGTTTTGTCGATCCGTCGGAACTATAGAGAAACCGATCCCTTCAAAGCCAAGATAAATTATTTTGTGCAGTTTAAATTCCTGCCGGGGTTAGGGTTTTACGGTCTCGGCCTATCCCATATGATTGGCGGGATTGCAAAAGCGAGCACGTCAATCCTGCGACAGCTCATTGATGCGGGCACCCTGGCCAACCTGCCGGCAGGTTTCAAGGCCCGGGGCATGCGGATACGCGACGAGGACGAGCCTCTGCAGCCTGGCGAGTTCCGCGATATCGACACCACGGGCGGCAACCTTCGAGAAAACCTGATACCGCTGCCGATCAAAGAGCCTAGCAACGTACTGATGAGTCTCCTAGGGCTGCTGGTAGACTCAGGCAAGCGGTTTGCCTCCATCGCTGACATGAATGTAGGCGATATGAATCAAGCGATGCCCGTGGGCACAACAGTGGCTTTGCTGGAGCGCGGCACCAAAGTTATGTCCGCGATCCACAAACGGCTACATTACAGCCAGCGGGTGGAGTTTCAGCTCCTAGCTCGGGTGTTTGGCGAGTTCCTGCCGCCTTCGTACCCTTACGCGACAGGCGCAGGCCCACAAGAAATCAAAGCAGCAGACTTCGACGGCCGTGTCGATGTGTTTCCTGTTAGCGACCCTAATATTTTTTCTCAGAGCCAACGCATCACGATGGCCCAAGAGCTGTTGCAACTGGTGCAATCTAACCCACAGGTGCACGGCCCCACTGGTATTTATGAAGCATATCGGAGAATGTACAGCGCTTTAGGCGTTGACAATGTGGAGTCTCTCCTGCAACCGCCAGCGCCACCTCCTCAGCCCATGCCTATGGACGCCGGCATTGAAAACGCAGGACTATTAGCGGGACAGCCACAACAAGCGTTTCCTGGGCAAAATCATAGAGCGCATATTGATGTGCACCGTTCCCTGTTTTTAACAGAGATTGTGAAACAAACGCCTGCGATTCAAGCTGCAATCATTTCTCACTGCATGCAGCACCTGCAATTTATGGCTTCAGAGATGGCTGCAGAGCAGTTGCCGCCAGAGTTGCAGCAGCAGATGGGACAGTTGGAACAGGCCGTGTTGTCAGGACAGCTGCCGATGGAGGCGGCGCAACCTTTGCAGCAGCAGGTATTGCAGGTGCAAGAGCAAATATCCTCACCCATTTTGGCAGAGCTCACACAAGACTTTTTGCTCAGTATCGGTCAGGCGTCAGAAGAAGACCCGCTGGTGGCGATCCGACAACGTGAACTCGATATCAGAGAAGCAGAAATGCAGCAAGATGCGCGAGAGTTTGACACTAAAGAAAATGCACGAGCTCAGGAAAAACTGCTGGAAAGAGAGTTGGCTAGAGAGCGCTTAGGCGTACAAAGAGACATCAATGATGAAAAAATGGATTTGGCAATCCAACGACTAGCACAGCAAGCCGATCTCAAGATGTTAGAGTTGCAGGCTAAGTTTGGTTTCAGAGTATAGGAGGAAATCATGCCATTGAAGAAAGGTAAATCTCAAAAAGCAATCAGCGACAATATCAAGACTGAAATGAAAAGCGGAAAGCCACATAAGCAGGCGGTTGCAATCGCTATGAAGACCGCAAAAATGGCAGCGGGCGGCGAGGTCAAGCGAACTCGCAAAAAAATTAAAGGCGGCGGTGCCGCAACTAAAGGTTTGTTTTTCTACGAGATTGACTGATGGATGATGTCGGGCTCGCCAATCGTGTGCGCTCTGTCATGCGCGAAAGAGAGAAGCTAATCAATGAAATGCTTATGTCGGGTGCACTCCGTGACATGGAGCAGTATAAAGTTGCAATCGGAGAGCTGACCGCGTTAGCATTAATTGAAGAAACCATTAAGCAATTTTTTAAGGAGTCCTAATGTTGGCTGAGAAAGCTTATGTAGATCCCGACAAGCTTGTGCTTGATCCTAATCTACTAGACAAATCCCTGCTTGAAAGAATGCCAGAACCCTCAGGATGGAGAATGCTTGTGCTGCCGTATTTCGGGCAAGCAAAAAGCGCGGGCGGTATTCATTTGACCAAAGCCACGCTAGACAGAGAGAGCCTAGCGACAGTGGTGGCCTACGTCGTGAAGATGGGTCCATTGTGTTACAACGACACGGAGAAGTATGGAGCCCAGCCTTGGTGCCAAGAAAAACAATGGGTGCTTATAGGCAGATACTCTGGATCTCGCTTCAAACTTGAGGATGGGGCAGAGGTTCGCATAATCAACGACGATGAAGTTATTGGAACCATACTTAACCCAGATGACATAGTGAGTCTCGTATGAACGATCAAACCGCAGCTGCACCAGTAGAAGAGATTGAGATCGAAATCACAAACGATTTAGCGGAGCCTGACCAGGAGCTTGATCGGCATACCAAAAATGTCTCCAAGCGAGTAAACAAGCTAAATCAACGCGCGCGGGAGGCAGAGCAGCGAACTGAGCAATATGCAAATGCGTTGCAACAAAAAGAACAAGAACTGCAACAGATGAAAGGTTTATTCGCGCAGCAGAGCCAGGCAACGCTTCTGGCAGAGGAAGACAAAATCAAGGCGCAAGAGGCGTCAGTAGACGATATCTACAAAAAAGCGGTTGAGTCTAATGACCCAGATCTCATGTCAAAAGCCGCCACTTTAAAAAATGATATTGCGATAAAGAAAGAAAAGTTGAATGTTGCAAAGGCGCAGTATCAGCCGCTGCAACAAGCAGCAGAGCAACCTGCTGCTGATTCCAGCCAATACCAGGCTTATCAGCAACTCGCCCAACAAAGGGCGTCCAAGATAGAGCCCACGCCAGAAGCGCGAAGCTGGCATGAGAAAAACCCTTGGTTCGGTGATGGATCTAGTGAGGAGACGATACAAGCGACTAAATACGCTGCAGACACCCATGAGTATCTTATACACGAAGGATTTGAGCCTGACAGCGAAGAGTATTATGATGAATTAGATAAGCGCATCAGCAAACGCTTTGCTGATGTGGTGGAGAGCGGTAACGCTCAACGACAGATCGCGCAAGATGACGTCCAGCCTACCGTGCAACGGGTTGCGTCAGCCACTTCAAGTGGTCGATCGCAAACACGCAGCGAGAAGAGCGGTGTTCGTTTTTCGGAAAGCGAGCTCGCGCGTCTGAAGTCTCTAAAGCCGCACAATATGGAGCTTGATGAGTTCATAAAACGTGCAGCAAGAGAGAAGCTGAAAATACAGCAACGAGGACAGCGATAATGGCAGAAACGAAAAACACACGTTCGAGTCGTGACACTGGGACGCACGATAAACAGTCCCGCAGACAGCCCTGGAGGCCAGTCCGCAAACTAGAAGCTCCCCCAGCGCCGCCTGGATTTATTTATAGGTGGATTCGAGAGAGCATGCTTGGAGAAATGGATGCAGCAAATGTCAGCCGTAGGCTGCGAGAAGGCTGGGAATTGGTGAAGTCTACTGATTTGCCTGCTGAGCTTCGTCCACTGTTTCCGGCGCTGGAAAACGGCAGGCACGAGGGTGTTGTCCACAACGAGGGACTGCTTTTGGCGAAAATGCCACAGGACACCGTCGATGAGCGTAATGATCATTACGCTCAGAAAAACGCGGAAGCAATAGAGGCGCTGGATAACAACGTCTTCAATGAGGCTGCGCGAGACGGTCGATATGTGAGGTTTGACCCAAATAGAAGCAGTTCCGTCACCTTTGGCAAGCAGTAATAGGAGAAAGACATGGCGAATAAAGACGCTGCGTTTGGCTTGAAACCTGCTCGAATGATGGGTGGCGCTCCGTTTAGTGGAGGACAATCACGGTATCGAATCGCAAACAACCAGTCGGGGGCAATTTTCCAAGGAGACTTGGTCAAGCAGCTTACTGGTGGCACTGTTTCTCGAGCCGCGGCTTCTTCCACTGTACCTGTAGTCGGCGTTTTTAACGGCGTACAGTACACGGACCCAACCAGCAAAGAGACGGTTTTTGCAAATCATTATCCCGGCGGTGTAGCCGCGGATGACATCATTGCTTTTATCATTGACGATCCTAACGTCGTATTTGAAGTGCAGGCAGATGACACCTTCCCGGTGGCAGACCTGTTCGGCAACTTTGACATCGTGGATCAGTCAACGACAGGCGATACAACTTCTGGCAGATCGAATATGGAATTGGACGTAACGACGGGTGCTACAACCACGACGTTGCCGCTCAAGGCCATTGATATCAGCCAAGATCCCGATAACGACGATGTAGCAAGTGCTAACACGAATGTGATGGTGGTTATTCAAAACTCCATCTCAGGCGTGAAAGGCGCTGGCTTAGCTTGAGGAGGCTGACAAATGGCGATTTCTAGAGCGCAACTAGCGAAAGAACTCGAACCAGGACTCAACGCCTTGTTCGGGCTTTCTTATGACCAATACACCAACGAGTTCGAGGAGATCTTTGCTATCGAAGATAGTGAGAGAGCCTTTGAGGAAGAGGTGTTAATCAGCGGGTTTGGAAGTGCGCCCGTGAAAACGGAAGGAGCTGGTGTTGCATTTGACACCGCGACGGAAGGTTTCACTGCCCGTTACACGCACGATACGATTGCTTTGGCGTTCAGTCTTACCTCTGAAGCAATTGAGGACAACCTGTACGACTCCCTGGGACGTCGTTATACGAAGGCGCTTGCGCATTCGATGGCGAATACCAAGGAAGTTAAGGGTGCAGACGTGCTGAACAACGGCTTTAACAGTAGCTTTGCTATTGGCGATGGTCAGCCGCTGTTCTCCACTGCGCACCCGCTCTCAGGCGGCGGCACGTTGGCTAATCGTGCTGTCACTATGGCAGACCTTAATGAGACCTCTCTCGAGGACGCATTGATCGACATCAGCACCTTTACTGATGATCGCGGTCTTACCATTTCTGTGAGAGCCACTAAGCTGGTTGTCCCACCGCAGCTTGTGTTTGTTGCTGACCGTATCTTGAACTCTACTCTGAGATCAGGAACTGCGGACAACGACATCAACGCAATCCGCAACACCGGCGTGTTGCCTGGTGGCTACACGGTAAACCACTACCTCAGTGATCCTGATGCTTACTTCATTTTGACCTCGGTCACTGAAGCAGGCGAAGGTCTGAAGATGTTCCAGAGGACCGCTATGGAAACCTCAATGGAGCCTGACTTTAGCACTGACAACGTGCGTTACCGTGCGCGTGAGCGATACTCTTTCGGGGTGTCAGACCCACGCGGGGCGTATGGCTCACAAGGTGCGTAAAAGGAGAGTTTTCTCCGAGAAGGGGCTTCGGCCCCTTTTTTTTATTCTCTGTATTGATACACTGCAAAGGTCTTATGGTCCCCGCATGGTGCGGTGACTGGTTCAAAGGAGAACTGTTATGACAACTCACTTTACTTCTGGCGTCACAAACGTAGGCGCTGGTAGCACGCTGGGCCGCGCAAAAATGTTAGCGCCTGCCAAATACCACGAATATCACAACGATTTTGACACCTACCTAGCGTCGGACTGGACAATCACCACCACGGAAGGCGGCTCTGGCAATGCTTCAGAAGCGCTGGGCGATGGCGACGGCGGCTTGTTAGTGATCACTAACGACGATGCCGACAACGACAATGATTTTTTGCAGCTGACCAAAGAAGGCTTCAAGTATGAGGCTGGGAAGCAGTTGGCTTTCAACGCACGTTTTAAGACCTCAGACGCTGATGCCTCTGACGTTGTGATGGGTCTGCAAATCACGGACACCAGCCCTTTGGATGTCACCGATGGCATTTTCTTTCTGCTGACCGATGGCTCTACCACGCTGACTTTTATCGTTGAAAAGAACGGCACTCAAAGCACTCTGGATCTACCTGCTGCAATGGCCGATGATACCTTTATGACCGTGGGCTTTATGTACGATCCCAAGGATCAGAAGTTCCACGTCTACCAAAACAACGCAGAGGTTGGCACTGTGGCGTCAACTAACGCGCCAGACGATGAAGAGTTGACTGTTTCTTTTGGTATCCAGAACGGCGCAGCCGCTGCAAAGGTACTGACGGTCGATTACATCACTGCAATGAAAGAGCGCACTGCTAATACAGAGCTCTAATTAAGGAGATCTACAATGGCAGATGCAGTTACATCTCAAACCATACAGGACGGTGAACGTAAGGCCGTCCTTAAATTTACCAATGTCTCAGACGGCACAGGTGAATCTGCTGTGACCAAGGTAGACGTTAGTGCTTTGACAAAAAGCCACCTTGGCCGTGATTGCTCACTCGTAACGATTAATAAGATTTGGTGGCAGTGTACGGGCCTGCAGGTGCAAATTTTGTTTGATGCTACCGCTGACGTGCTTGCAATTGGATTGTCAGAAGACAGCAATGGATTCCATGACTACAGCGATTTTTCTGGGATTCCAAACAACGCAGCAGAGGCAAATCGAACTGGCGACTTAAATTTCACTACGGTAGGCGCCAGCAGTGGCGATACCTACATGGTGGTTTTAGAGCTTATCAAGACCTATGCCTGATGTTAAAGACGTTAAGCGCACTAAGGGAGGCTCGCTTGTTTATCGAGGCGAGCGTTTCCCTGGATACAATAAGCAAGTGCGTACACCTGGGGGAAACAAGAAGTTTAAGGTTCTCGCAAAGAAAGGGGACCAGGTCAAGATTGTGAGATATGGCGATCCCAACATGACGATCAAAAAAGATCAGCCAGGGCGCCGTAAGAATTTTCGAGCGCGTCATAATTGTGATGCGGTGGAAAAGAAAAAAGATGTCTTCGCGGCCAGCTATTGGTCTTGCAAAAATTGGTAGAGGGATAGGTTATGTTTTTCAAAAGAATTGGTTCATCTATGCCTGGAGGCTCTATGTCGCCTGAGGCTTCGCTTGGAGCGGGAATTTTTTCTTTGTTACCCCGGTCACAAATGGGCGCAAACCTGAGAGCGCTCGACGCCATACAGGGGTCAGGATTTCCCAGCGGATCAGGACCGATGTTGAGCCCTATGACAGGCGGTAACCCCACAGCTTCTGAGCAATCATTGATGGGAAGGATTGGAGACATGATTCGTGAAGGGCGAATACAAATCCCGCAAATCCCGCAGCAAATCCCGCAGCAAATCCCGCAGCAAATGCCGCAGCAAATGCCGCAGCAAAT